TTTTCGGGGTTATTAAAGAGAGTCCACAGAACAAAAGCACCAGTAATCCAGCTCTTACCAACTCCCCGAAATGCTTGGATCTGTAGACGCTTTGGACCGTGTTGAATGTAATCTGCAATTGCATATTGAGCACGGGTTGGTGGAGGTAGGTCTAGTTGATCCCATAAGGCTTGCAGAAACAGCTTGAAATCGGCCTGTATGGCCTCTAAAACGGTGGACATATGGTTTGATACCTAAATGTAATTAAAACAGCTCTAAAGGGATTCCTAGAGTGGCTGCATATCCATTTTCTTTCATACTTCCGTTTACACGATCAACAATCGGTGAGCCACTTTCAGAATCAAAACCACCACCAGGAAAGAACACACGTGGTGGTGGAGACTGTCCGTTTCTTTGCGCTGTTTCGCGGGCTGCTTGGTTGTCATTCTCTGCCTTAAAAGCGACAAGTAGCCTTGTAAGAGTTGGTGAAGGGTTAGTAGCTTCTTTTTTAGCTAGATAACGGTCAAGTCTACGTAGATCTCTGTTTTTACGGCCATTATCTTCTGCTGACAAACCTTGGTAATTATTAGCTTGGTTACCAGAAGGAATTCGAGATTGATAACGCTCACGTTCTTCTGGTGTCATAGCAGCAAGGGCAGGACCAGTACGTGAAACCTCGTTGAAGTGATCAACCTCAAGACCTTGTGCACGTATTGAATCAGCTTTTTTTTTAGCAGCTGGTGTGTCTACGTTTTCTGGAGTAGAAACATTGATGTTCAGTCTACGAGTAGACTCAGTTCTACCACGTCGGTTTTTCTTTTCAGAACGAGGTCTGGCATTTAGTGTACCTCTACCAGTAGACTTTAAGTAAAAGTATTCGCCTTGACCTTCTGGAACAACTGATCCAAATGTATCACCGTTCTTGCTACTGTAGTACAATTTACCGATTTTACTTTCTACAATACGAAGAACTTCGTAAGGTTTAAGTTTTGGATTTTTAGCTTTAATGGCATTAGCCATTCGTAAGGCTTCTGTTCGACTTTTCTTAGTAAATTCCACACATAAAAAAGCCGCCCTTGCGGACGGCGATATAAAGTTGACTTAGTGCAATTATTGAGTGTGTTTTGCTAACACATATTCACGTAGACGATTAACGCCAAACGTTGCTCGCATAAAATCTAAGTAGTGTTTACTTCCTTTTTCCTGATTACATTTGACACAAGCTGGCATGACATTCCTGTAATCGCCACCTCCGTGGCAACGAGGATGCACATGATCAAGAGATAGTTCGTTAAGTTCATAAGTTCCTCCGCAATAGACACATGTACAATCAAAATGTTCTTTGATACTGCGCCTCCAAAGGCGCTTGGCTTCAGAGGACGACATGGCTATTAGGTTGTATAGATAATGATCAGGAGTTGGAAGCAATGGGGTCATTAGGCGTGGATTCCTTTCTTACTGCGATTGGCTTTTTTAGATGCGAGACGTATACCTTTAGAGGTGTGCGCTGCGTCTTTATTGTCACCATTGCCGTAAGTGCCTAATTTTCGATTTGCTTTGTTGGCATTTATTTTGAGACGCCTGCCATTAGCAGTCTTTTGATACTTGGATTGTTGCTTTAAACGCCTGCGCTTTGCTGCAGGGTTAGCGTCGTAATAACGTTGTGTTCTACCTTTTGCCATACAGACGAGTTTGTACCATTTCAGGATCTACTTTGGGTAGAATGGTAGATAGTTTGTCCAACGGGTTACCGTCATAGGCAACACCGGAAATATCGTTTTTGTGGAGCCAATCACAAGCAGCCTTTAGGTCTTGTGTAGTAGCTTCTCCACTTTTAATACGTTTGAGAAATTCAGTTGTAACGAGGTTGTGTAGGTCGTTAAACTGATCTTCAGTTGCTTTTTTCGACATTAGCTTTCTTTGCCCGTGGTTTACGTACCTTGGGTGATTTAATCTCGTAGCGACCAGATTCTGAATACAGACGGCTCAAAGCTTTTTCAGCACTTTCAAGCGTTTCGTAGTCGCCGATCACTTTATCAATAAAGAGATCTACAAGTTGGTGGGACATAATTAGTTGTTTCTAAGTACTATTTGGTCTAGTTTGTTTTCAATGCGTACCATATGATCCTCCATACGTTTAACCATGGTTCCTAGGTCAGCTTTAGACACATAGTCTGTAGCTACACCCAGTTCGATGGAATCAATACGGCGGTCTAGACCACTAATACGATCATGTACGTTATTTATTCTTTTGTGTAGTCTGTTGTTTAGAGCAGCTCCTGCTGTAATAGAAGCTATGACAACAGTGACGAGCGCTTCAGTCATTTAAGGAGACAATAGGGACTATATCACTACAGAGACTTTCGACACGTGTTCCAGGTCTAAAAGTAAAACCTTTTTGCTGTAGTTCAGCACATTTAAGAGCACGGACAATCTCATAATCTAGACGTAGTTTTTGTTCATGTTTTCTAGCAATACTCTTACATAACTCAATCATCCCACCATCTAAAGGTACTGCAAAATTGAGTTGCATACCCCAGTTACCTGTACGAGTGTACGTACTATCTTGTGGAATAGTGTCACTGCCCATATAAAAAGGGGATACCTGCATAGTCGTTCCGTTGCAGGAACTGTTAGGTCCAAAGTATTGACGAGACGGTGCACCATTGTTTTGAAATTGCACCGCCTGATTAGTAACATTGCCCGTTGCAGCAGCAACAGGGTTAGACGTATTATTTACTGTTGGATCCTCTTTTGCAAATGCAGGTGTTACTGCGAGAAGACTGACAAGGATGTAATAGTAGAGGTTTGGTCGATAGTTTCTGTGATGGTAGTATCTTCGATCACCCCTGCTGCTCTTGTCGTAAGTTCTAACTGGAAGTTCTCTCCTGCGGTGGTTACGGAATAAGTAGTCGCAGAATCGTTGATATGCGAACTTGGGGTTACGTTGTGACCGGACCATGATGAATAGGCACCACCATAGATCTCAGTCTCGATCGTACGATCAATTTCTACAGTGGTTGTAGTAGTGGAATTCATTGACCCCTGTGTAAAGTTAGGGGTGATTTGGTTGGCTGCAGCTGGTGTAGCGCTAGCCAAAATTAGAAGCAAAATAAGGCGTTTCATTCGTCTTTCTTTTTAGGGTCAGGTTTTTGGTTAGCAGATTTTGTATTTGATGTCGTCAAACCGAACGTCGCAAGAGCGCCCGTAAAGACGCTGGCGACGAAAGTAATGTCCCCACCACTTTGACCCTTTTTGATCATAGGTAGGTCAACATAGTTAAGTGTAATAATAAAGCCACTCCATATGACGACACCAAGTCGTACGAAAGTACCAAGGATTTGTATTTCGTCCTCTGTATTCTCTTTGACTTTCGCTAAGAAGGATTTTGTTTTTTCTTTGTCAATTTGTTCCATGCTTGTTTAAGGATGGGTTTCATTACCATCACCAAGTATTTAAAAAGTGACGTAGCAGCAAGGGTGGCTCCCACCGAAATGACCGATGTAGTTGCAGCCGTGGTCATGATTGTTGTTGTTGGCATCGGTACTTCGATGTCCGTAAATGGAATGGCAACAATCTGTGCTTCAGGTGGTATGTTATTAGGAAGCTTTACATCTGGTTGAGCAGGTGTAGCTTTCTTAGGTGTTGTTTTTGTTTTTTGTGCCTGTGGTGGCTCGTCCTTTGGCTCGATCCCTTGGACACCAGGTGGTGGTCTAAGAGTATTAGGAGGTACTACAAGCGGCTTATACGAGGGTATTTCGGCGCTAGGTAGCTCCAGTATCGGAGTAGGTAGTAACGGCGCTTCAGGGAGGCTCCAGACGGGCAATACGGGCGGATCTGCCCATTCCATCAGTCAAGTGGTTTGGCTGGGAACAAACCGTTGCGGATAAATTCAACTGCTTTGTCATCAACTTCATTATCAGTTGATTCAGCCAGCTTGGTAAGAAGATCTACAATAAGTAGTTTTACTTTTTCAGATTGAATAAAAGAAAAAAGGATTGGACGGATAAGGGTGATCATGATTCTGATTTTGCAAGTAATAAAAGATTTTGTGTGCTTTCATCTGTAATTGTTGACTCCAGATTCATATATGCTTCAATCTCTACAACAGTCATTTCATCAACTATAGTATCACCATTTAAATCCAATAATTGGTGTTGTAAAATTTTAAGGTTACTCATTATAAAAGCGTAACTGTAGAGGACGTAGTTAGAACTTCATATCTGTTGTGAGTCTGGTTAGTGCCACTCGTAGATTCATACATAACGTAATAAGTTCCAAGGCTGCCATCAGCTGCAGCATGTGGCCCAGTGTTTTGGCTAGGAGTAGCGCCTGTATGTGTATTGTAATAACGTCTGTTAGAACTAACTGTGGCGTTTCTTTGTAAAGCGTTCCCAGCATTTTCAGTTGCTGTTGTGGTGGCATTTACTTGGGTGATGACATCAGATGCAGCTGGAAGACTAAATTGTTGATTAATCCATCCAAGATGAGTGCTTGCATAAGTTGGTGAATAATCTATGACACCTGAAGCTTGGTCAGCATTGTTAATCTTCATATCGTCAAATCCCACATCTTGCGTGTAGTTATTGGCATTTGTCGACTGAGTTTGAGAATTAGTTATATAAACCCAAGCAACTTTGCCAGTAGTACCTCTATATGGTGTTAAATCGTCAACATATGTATTCCAAGCTGCGTTCTGAAATGTTTGTTGTTGACCAGTTATTGTTCTGAGTAAGTTATACCCGCTTGATGTGACCCAATATACCCTGGTGTAGTTTACACCTGCCCCATAAGCGTGATATTTATAGCTTACATTGACTGGTGTTCCAGGTGGTACGCCGCCGCCACCTCCGCCGCCAGATACAGCTTTTTTTCTTTTTCTACCAGACTTAGTGACTGATAGAGAAGTAGTTCCTAATCGCATTAGCCTAGCTCAGTAAGTTCTAACACTCCATCAGTAGATGCGTCTCGAAGGACAGCAATGTTTGAGCCGTTAGTAACAGCAAAATCAAGCCGCTCACCATCTGCAATAAAAGGTGAGGTAGCAGTAGCAGTTTGTGCGCCTTGCCCAATAGCAAAGCGAATGTCGGCACCTACTGCTCGCATAGAGATGCGGTAGATGCCAGCGGTCAGCGCAGTGTTAGTCGAAGTGTCGCCAGCAGCAAGCTGACGACCAACGCCCGGATGACCTAGAAATTCAACTCTAGATGTAAAAGACATAGTTTATTTAGTTAATTTAAGGTCAAATACCTGCTGGTTTAGCGGGTACAGTAGCTTCATCCAGGTTGTCTTCTACAGCAGGCCAATTTCGCAGCTGAAGTCTGTATGCAAGAATTGAGGGCATAAGTAATTCCTGATCGACTGCAAAAGGAAAGTCAGGAAGCAACCACAGGTCAGATTCAGTAAGTAGCGTATTTCGATAAGTACGCAGTTCGTCAAGAGAAGCAAATTTCATAGTTTATTATCAGGCTTTGAGGGCATCAAAATCTGCAGATATCGCCTGCGACGTGACTGAAAAACTCAGTCCAGTTTTTTTCTTGCACGTAATCAACCACTTAGGATGAGTATCAGTATCATTTTCATAAACAACAAAGAATTGCGTGGCATTAATGGCAGGCAAGAAAGGCTTTTCGGCACCTTCTACGAGAGGCACTCTTGCAACTTTGATAGGTTGCCTAGTGCTATTATCCATTTTGAAGAAAATAGCGTGACCTGAGTTTAATTCACCCAAATACAGGAAGCAGTCATCACCAATACCTATCGTATTACCCTTTTGCGTCTGACTGCTAAAATCAGGATAGCCATTTACTAGATCATTAGAAGTACCACCCGCATTATGGTTAATATAAAAGAAGTTGTTGTTTGAATTATGGATTGCGGTATTGCCACTATTTGCACCTATCAGGTCAGAAATGTAAGTACTGCTATATCCGGTCGCGTAAGAACGACCGCTTGAACCTGACGGAATGTAGGAATATCCGTAATTTGGATTATTAAAGGAAGTGGCATGCAGGGAGATCACTTCATTATTGCCGTATCCCTGATGGTCGGGTTGATATACGTGGTGACATCCCTGACTACTTGAAGTCCAGCTACCAGAATTGGAAAAGCCACCAGGACTAGCTCCACCAGAACTGCAAGAAACTATACGGTTTCCGGCATAACTACCGCCGCTGCCGTTGTAGCCACCAGTAAGAAAGTAGTTAGTTCCACCGCTCGCAGAAGGTAAGCAACCACAATATGTACCGTTGTACCCGTGATCTGCGTTGGAGTAAGAAGCACCACCGCTTACTACGCCATTCGCAGCCAAACGACCATAAGTATAGCCAAACACGTGGCTATTATACCCAGGATAAGAATTATGTCCACCAGAGAAGAAACAACCATGGGTAGGATCATAAATGAGATAAGTAGTGCTATTGCTGGCTCCACTAGTGTTGGTCCAAACACTTTGATTGGCTGTGTTTGTTGTAATTTGACCAGTTGATCTGTCAATGTCAAAACTACTCATAATAAAACCAGATGCGTTACTATTAGAACTTCTCCACATAGCCCAATGAGCAAAAGTGTTTCTAGTGCGTAAGTTGCTGGAGGTCGGTGCTGCCGCCGGCATAAATCCGGAATATGATGTACTACCACTTGGGTTACTATAACCCGGCGCCACATCTTGGTTGTAGGTGTTAGCAGTACCACTTAGTAAAACCCCGGCGCTAGCTGAAGGAGCCTGGAAACCAGCAATATTAGAAAGATTAGTCATTTATTTAAAAAATTTGATTATTTAACCAGCCAGCCGACAGTAGATCCGCTGTAGTGGAGGTTTACAGTTGCATTCGCAACGTTGCAGACAAGATCATTAGATGACCCTGAAATCTTTTCACCGTTACGTTGGATAGTAAGGTTGTTGGTATTCCAAGCACCAGCTGCATCCATAACACGAATGTGTGCTCCAACACTAGGGCTAGCCGGAAGAGTGACGGAATATGCTGCAGACGAGGTGTCAGTAGTGTAGTTATTATGTGTTGCTAGAGTGTTACCAGTAGCAGCAGCGCTGGTATAGTAAATTCTTTGAGGAATGGCCTGCTCAAGATATTCATGAGTAGCCAGTTGAAGAGTTGTACTAGGACTTGCAGCGTTGTAGGTAACAGTCGGAGCTGTAGGTGTGCCAGTAAATGTAGGTGAAGCAATATTGGCCTTACCAGCAATCTCGGCAGCAATCTCAGCGTTTACAAATCCAGTAGTAGCAAGTTGTGTTGTATTGGTGCCTTGGGCAGCCGTCGGACCAGCAGGAACACCGGTAAATGTAGGGCTTGCAATTGGTGCCTTTGTAGCAGTGTCAGCCGCAATCTCAGCATTAACAAACTCAGTTGTTGCGATTTGAGTTGTGTTTGTGCCCTGAGCAGCAGTAGGTGCAGTAGGTGTACCAGTGAATGCTGGATCATTTGTAGGAGCCGTAGAACCGGCACCTGCCAGAGCGCTGACGTTTACTTCAACATCACTTGTACCGTTGTCGTATACAATTTTGTCAGCTTTAATTTTTCCGTATGCCATTGTTATTTAAGTACAGTGAGTAATGAATTAGCGCCAATGGTAATGGTTGTACCACTAGCAATAGAAACAGTCGGACCCATAATTGCAGAGTTTACATTAGCTGAGATAACCTTACTTGTAGTAAGTGTTTGCGGGGTTTCGACAAATGCAGCATCTACCGTAGTGAAGCTCATGTTTCCTGACGTATCAGAAATAAGAGACTGACCATTAACACTAGGCAGAGCTGTAGGCAGAGTTAGTGTGTATGTTGCTCCTGCGCTATGAGGAGGTGATTGAATAGCAACACCGTGGTTATTGTTTGAACAATTAAGTTGAATTTTACCAACTTGACCACTGCTAGTACCATCACCTTTGACAACAGGTAAATAATTAGTTAAATATCGTCCTTCAGGGTCTGCAGCAAAATACTGTTTCCAAGTCCAAGTTGTATTTGCACTGTCGTACTCAAGACGTACGACAAGGTCAGAACTACCTACAAAACCAGATGGAAGTCCAGTAAGGGGTGTAAATGACTCAACACCTGTAGAGTTTGCAATTTCGATACGATCGAGGTTTGCAGGACTACTTGGAATGGTGCCTACAGTAGCTACTGGGCTGTAGAAAGCCGCATTAGCAACAGCGTTGGCCGCAGCTGTCGCCGTAGCAGAAGCTGAGTTTGCTGTTGTGACAGCACCTGTAGCTGTGGTAGATGCTGTATTTGCCGTGTTTAAAGCTGTATTTGCCGTTGCATCAGCCGCGTTGGCTGTTGTAATTGCGGTGTTAGCTTTGGTGACAGCAGAAACAAAACCACCTGAACCATCAGATTCACGTGAGTTGTTTAGTGCTGCTGTTGCATTTGCGTCGGCTGTGTTAGCTGTATTAACTGCATTCGTTGATGCTGTAGAGGCACTGTTAGCAGTGTTGATTGCATAAGCAAGACCTTGTGGGTCACCTCCAACACCAGATCCCGTAGGATTTGTACCGTCATGGACGTACAACGCCACAGTATTAGCCGTATTAGTAGCCGTGTTGTCTGCATTTGTAGCCGTTGCACTTGCAGCATTAGCTGTATTAACAGCACCGTTGGCCGTTGTAACGGCATTATTTGCTGTAGTAACGGCATTGCCAGCAGTAACGGCCGCAGCATCAGCCGTTGTCTTCGCTGTGTCAGCGGTTGATGTAGCTTGTGAGGCTTCAAGGCGTGTCTCTTGTGCAGCCTGAAGCGTTTGTTTGTAGTTGTTATTTAGATCATTAGCACTAATTGCTGAACCAGATACAAACGTAGCTTGCGTAGTATCAAGGTTAGTAAGCCGGTAGATACGAATAGCATCCGTATCAGCAGGGTGACTGCTAAGAGTGACAAACTGATTAGGTGAGACAACAGTAAAGCCAGCAGGGCTGGAACTGGTTGAATATGTAGTGGTGGTACTACCTACAGTAATGTCAACCCTGATTTCACTTACATCCAAATAAGAGAATGTAAAAGCTGCCTGGTTGTTAGCCGCAATAGCTGATCCTGCAAAATTACTTTCTGCGTATGTCATTGTTTATCAGGACGCTCTTGGCGTAGTTTTTTGGTTAGTTGTTCACGGACAGTTTGCCGCTGTTGTTCTAAAGTCGCCGCCCGCTCTGAATCGCTTTGTTGCATTGCACGATCACGAGTCTTAGTCAAACGCTTGATAATGCCGTACTCCTCGTATTGTTTTTCAAGTTCAAAGAATGCACGATCTCTTGCTTCCTTATGGATTTCTTCAAGACGTTGGTAGAGCTTTGTATTGTTAAGGCGGACAGAATCAAAATCTGCACCAGCCTCGCGCATTGCAGCTACAGTTTTGTTAAATGGACCCATATACCTCTCGTCATTTAAAAGCTCAACGATTTGAGCAGCTAGAGGTTCATTGTCAGCAATATAGTTTTGAATAAATGCGCGTTCTTCAGGAATGACGTTTTCTACTGTACCAGGCCATTTGTAGAAATTCTGCAAACCACTCCATCCAGTATCCCTAAGTCTGATTCTCCAATCTTCGATAGAAGGGTTGAGTTTAAAGAATGGATTGGCACGGTTGTTCAAAGCAATAGAAGGTGTCTCCATACGTACACGTTCACCAGAATAAATGTCTCGAACAGAGGGTAATTCTTGGGAGAACAAGAACTTATTTTTATTCTTTAGATAATCCATAAGGGATTCTTCGATAACTTTAAGGCTTGGATCAACTGCATCACTAATCATAGTGCGAAGACCAGCACTAGGAATATGAGCGTTAATTTCGTTAGCAACAAAACGTCGGGCTGCTGCGCCATCACCATTTAGTAATTTAACAAGAGGTTCTAATTGAGTCAAAAAGCTTTGGCTAGCAGGACCCATGGAGATTGCGTACGCAGTAATTTTAAAGAACTCCTCCATATCAGCAGGCTCAATCTTGTCATGGTTTTGAGCCAATGTTCCAACAATAGTAAGTAACTGAGAAACAGGACCCCACCCTCGGTGATCAATACCAAACAATTGATAATTGTCGACAGTACCCATCTCGGTACGATATCGTCGTACGTTTTTATCTTGATCACCAGCACCTGTAAGTTTGCCATTGAATGCAGCAAGACCAGCAAGTGTAATAATTCCACCACCTGCCATTTGACGCCCAATGTATTTAGACTTGAGAGCCTTATACATGTTTTCGCTGTACTCACTATAACCAAATTCTTTTAAAGAGTTAATCTTTTGCTCTTTAGTAGAAGCAGCAAACAAACGTGAAACCTTACTAGAATCATTAAATAAAGCCATCTTAGGCTTAGGGATGTAGGTAAGATCAAGTTTGATAGCATTAAAACCCGTACGAGCAAACCTCATAAATGCCTGAAGAAATGGTGCTCGTGCAGTAAATTTGGCAAGATTTTCTGCCATTTCATTATCTAAACTTAGAGCAAGCTCTTTCGTTTGATAGATAACTGCTTCGTCACGAAGCTGTCCCTTCTTTGGTCCAGTAGTATGGAATAGCTTGTCATATTCAGCTTTTGCTAGATCATCAAACTTATCAGAAAAATCAGCACTATTACGGAAACCATTTTCCATCAACGTGTCGTACGCTTTACCACGTGCATGAGCAGTGCCGAGCATCGAACCTAAGAAACCATCTAAGGCATGCATGGCATTAAGGCCATACTTTTGATACTTAGAATTGTTAAATCCATACAAGCTTTTGCTGACATTCCAAATGAGGTATTTACCATGCTCAGCAGTAAGAGGATCACTCTTTTTCCAAACATCAGCCATCATTTCCATGGCTTCAAAGTTATCTAGCTGCTTGACTTGGAAATCAGGTCTAACAAGATTCTGAATTGGACTATTCTGTGCTTGTTTCCAGTTGTCAGCAAAAACTTTAGATGCTGTACCAAACGCATCAGCAAAGCCAGCATACTGATGGAATGCACGCCTCATACCCTCTGTATCCCAGTCGCGTGCTGCACCTAACATTACAGTTGTAGGCTCAAGTAGCAAACCAGAGATATTACCTTTTGCAGCGTTGAAGGCCGCTTTACCAGAAAGTAGTGAGTTATAAACTAAACCTCTTACCCCATTCATAAACCAACTAGGTATTTCAGGATTCATAAAGTCTAAACCTAATGCACCCTTTTTAAGAATACCTATGTTATTCTCAGCATAACGGAATAGCTTTTCAAGAGTATCAACATTACCATCAATCTCCTCAATAACCTTAAGAAATGGTTGTAGATATTCTGGGTTCTTTTCAGCAATCTCTTTGTAAGAAGCTACGCTCTGTAGACCTTTTTGTCTGGCAGCTTCTAACCCTGTCTCCAGTGCAGCACCTTGTTCGTTGAACCATTGCTGGACTTTTGGATGGTCTCCATTCTTGACCAGCTTTTTAAGTTCTAAGCTCTTACCAGCAATATATTGGTTAGCTCTGACTTCCTGAGCAAGTAGACCCATCTTATCCCACATCAGCATTTGCTGGCGGGTTGAGTCTTTACCAGTTCTACTCAGAACACCAGCAGCACCAGCCAAGCTAGATGCGTTGTCACCAGCTTGAGCAGCCATCATTCCACGAGACACCATGTGCTCGGGGTTATAGATTTTACGGAAGACTTCACGGAATGCTTTAGATGAAGCAACCCATTCTTTCTCACCAAGGAACTTATGGCTTTCATAGACCATCGTCTTCATATCGCTCATAAGTTGGCGATATTCGTCGATACCTACGTCAGTACCCATAGTTGCTTGTACAACACGATCAGACATCTGCTCAATGACTTCAGAAGGCATTGGCTTGTCGTTGATCAATGCTTGGACGCTGGGCGACCAACCATCAAAGAACTCTTCTAACACCTGTGCTTTTTCAGAACCTTCTGGTGCCTGCATGAACTTGCGGGAGAAGGATTCAGTAGCAGCAGGAGCAGGCTTACCGTAGTTAGTACCCTGGTTAGTCATGATCGCAGCACGATCTACCTTTGCTTGTGTCGGGTTAGCATCAGCATTGATGACGATCTTTTCGTGTGGCTCGGCACCTTTGTGGATAAAGGGGTTGTATTCATCAAAAGAACGGAAGGTGTTTTCTTGATAGCCAGGTAATGTACCACCTTCTGCAATAGTTTTATCGGATTGAAACCCAGGCAAATTAAAGCCTTTTTTATCAAGAACTTCTTCAATCTCAGCGTCTACAGCTTTAGCAGTCTGAGCACGCTTGGTGGTAATAACATCAGTAACAGGATCTTCATCACTAATTACTGGAAGTTTTTTAATAGCAGCTTCTGATGCTTCATCACCTGTAGACAACAACTTGATAGATTGACGAGATGCCCAAGCTGCGCCAAGAAGTTCACCAAAAGTAGAGAACCCAAGGTTTTCAAGCATCTGCACTAGGCGATTACCGTCAGGTGAACTACGTGCAAGGTCAAAAAGAGGAGTTTCTATACCCCAGTGCTCACCCATCAGTTCAGTTACAGTTTTGTCGTCATCGTCTAGCGCAAGACCAGACACTGCCATATCAACACCAAGAGATGCACCAATCTCACCAATCATCTTGGTCTTAGCACCAAGCATCACGCCGGATGTAGCAGCGCGACCAAGGCCAACAACAGCACCAGTTCCTATCAATGTAGGGATCAAAACCTCACTAACTTCACGTATACCCTGTGCAACAGGGTCGTCGAAGTCAGGAGCAGTTTCCAATTCAAGGCCAGGGACTAGATTAGCAGCCTTAGTAACAAGATCAGTAACACCAGCAAATGGTGCAATCATCCGCTGAGCAGCCTCTGGATTAGCAGGAGCTGTTTCAGTAGGTACGGCATATTGACTGCCGTGTGGTGAGATAAGTTCTAGACCATCTTCTACTTTAGTTTCAGTAGGTTCAAGTTCAAGTTCTGATTGTGCAGGACCTAGTGCTTCATCAGCTTCGATCCTTTCCTCCATATTTGCAGCTGTAAGCTCTTCTCGCAAAGCCTCAGCATTTTGTGATGATTGTGAGACATCTGGAGTGTAGCTACCAGTTAAGTCAATTCTTTCCATTGATAGCCTCCAGTGCTTCTTTAGTCATATTGGATGGTCGATTCCAGGGGGTTTGATTTTGTTCAGATTCCCACTGCTCTACAACTTGTCTTGCTGTGTCTAAGTGCTTTTCATATGACCCATTCTTAAAAGCACTCCACGGTGTAAAGGAGTTTTTTGCATTCTTGTAGATATGAATAGCAGCCTTTGTATTGAGGTATGGATTGTATAAATCCTCATTTTTGAACGCACGACCAAGCTGGAAAAGCTCAGTAAACTCCTTACGGCGGGCAGCACCAATGTTACCCCACTTATTAGCATCGCTCATGTGAATCTGATACCAACCAAAAGACCTAGGTGTTGCACCGGGAGTACCTGCTGGAACAATCGTTCCATCTGCAAGTTGATAATCTCCAGGTGCATTAGGATCACCTGCACTTTCAGCAAGTTTTATTGCAAGGAAAGTGATCATCTGCTCTTTATCAGTAATGCCGTTTTCAGCCAATAGCTGTGCGCCTAGCAGAAGCGTCTGTGTGGTCTTTGAATAGATGTCACTACCACCAGCATTGATGATTGCCCTAGAGGCAGCAGCACGGCTCTTATAGCGGCTGTTGGTGTACACAGACAATGCATTAGCAGGCTCACCTTTTACAAAGTCGTAAAACTCCTCAGCACTTTCAGGCAGTTTTACTTCTCTGTTGCCATTATCTTTTTGATTAGCAACATCAATCTGTGCCTCTAGAATAAGTTGAGGCGATACACCCATCTTTCTACCAATATATTTAAAAGCTTCTGGCATATCTGTTTGTTTACCAGAGCTAAGATCATCGAGGTAGTTATCAATGATCGACACAGGAACAACCTGTTGTGTATAAATTAAATTCTCTTTACCGTTACTAAGGATAGTATCAACAGAAGAGGTTGAAAAACCAGTTGGTGAATCTGGAAGAGACAACCCATTTACTTTCCCACTAAAAGGATTTTCGGCATCAGCAGCAGTAAAACTATAGGTAGCGTTAGGGTTGCCAGGCGATGGAATTCTGGCACCGATAACTGCCTGCGTTTGTTCATGTCTTGTATTAAGGTTTTGTGTTAGGTCACTAGCATGCAAGTCGTCATAGTCAGCCTGCAATCGATGGAACAGCGTTTTAACAGACGGATCAATCGTTAGCCAATCATCCTCTGTTGCATCAGCTAAATTTAAAGCACGTAAAAGAATACCTTTAAGATAATCATTACGTCGTTTTTTATATTGATCGTCAAATCCAGAATCAATTTCATTTTGTCTTTTGGTATACCACTCAAGTTTTTGAGAAGGCAGCAATGCAGAAGCGCTAATTTCACGCTCAGATGGCAGCTGGTTGTCACGTGCCTCTGCGAGCTTCCACTGATTAATAGTGTTTTGCGCAGCTATTCCATCAGGTGTTTTAGGTATATATGCTTTAATTTCACTGATATCCTCTTTTGTAAATTCAGGTAACTTAGACATTGCATTTACAGTTGCCATTATATCGCCATACCCAGCTTGACCAAGCCTAACCTTTTCATCTAGCTCTAGTTTTATATTACGTAAAGTCTCTTTAGTATATGTACGTTGTAAATCATGCTCAGCCTCTATACCACGAATCTCAGCTCTCTTACCTTCTGCCTCAGCAATACTCAGACGATCAAAAAAAGCTTCATGCAACGAACCAAACTCTTGAAGTTGATTGCCAATCTCTAACTTTTGTTTAGCAAGATCCGCTACAAAATCGTCTGGCAGTGAGCCAGTCTTTAAAAGCTCAGCAATATTTCCTTCAACGTTAAACAATACATTTTTGAATCGTCTCTTATCATCACCTGTTAATTCCTGAATACGTTGCAGCACAGCAGCTGCACCACCTTCTTCTGCAAGGTTGACAAATGTCTGTTGCTGTGTCTTATTGAGGAGTTCTATCTGTAGTTTGTCGCGCCGCTTTATAGCCGCATCAAGCCTACGATTAGTTTCTAAATCAATACCCTTCTTTGCATATTTAGCAATAAAGGCAGGATCAAAACCAGCAAGGTTTTCGTTTACGTAGTTCTGACGTAACTGCTCAAGGATATCTGCATGTTGAGTGCTGCCTTGTAATTCAGCACCATTCAGCGTTTGAGTAAATCCTTTTAGCTTAACGTCAGCATTTTGACTAACATACTGGGCAAACTGCTTACCAGCTGACTGCATAGACGCTACCCCGTAGGCATAGCGTGTATAACCAGACGAATTGATGATCGTGTTGAGATCTTCAGCAGATGCACCACGCTCGATCATCTCCTGATAGACAGGAGCCTGCTGGCGCTCAGTTTCGTTTAAGACACCTTCAAGTGTGGTTAGCTGTTGGAATTGAGTAGCAGTAAAGCCAAACTTTAGTGCAAAGCTGTTTGCTGAATTAAGTTGATCAGTACGTTGCTTTTCAGCTTGCTGTTCAAATACACCACTTAAAGTACTAGAAAAACTAGAAAGTCCTTGTAGCAGCTGTTGCTGCTGTTTGTTAGCGTACTCTTGGGCTTGTAGTTCAGCATTAGCATTTAGCTGGTAGGCATCAATGTATGACTGTGCGTGCTCCCGACGAATACGTTCGTTAGTTTCACGTGTCTGTCTTTCAATTTCATTTTTACGACGTACATCTTCTAAATGCTGGTTAGCATTCTGAAGCGTACTTTGACGAGCACGCTCTGCATCCCGTAGGTTTGCATCAGCCTGCTGTTTTAGTCTATTTGTTTTGTCACGAACAGGGATTCGTTGGAATCCTCTGCTCCGGGCGTACCCTTTAAATTGTGCCATAAGCTATTACGGGGACGTAGTCGTTGTCGCTGTATTTGTCGGTTGGGTATTCTGTTGAGGTGGTGTCACCTGTTCTGGTCTATTAGCTGCAAGAATTGAAGTAGCTTGGCTAATACCAGCCAACACTTGTGAAGCAGAAGTAGCGAGTTGTGCTCCAGGATTAGAGACGAGAGCCTTACCTGCTTTTTTGTTCAACTTCCTAATAGCATCAAAGTCAGGCTTCAATGGATCTTGGAAGATAGTCTGAGGTGGCTTAATAGGTTTAGGAATCTCACGTGGTACAACAGGTTCAGTAAGCCTTGCATTATCTGCTGCAACATCTGCTGCAAATTGATCAAGGTCAATCTGTGAGATATCAGAGTCATATTGATCATTAGCACTCGTCATAGATGCAGAAAGCTTACGGGTATCAAGTCCCATGCTTCGTACCATCTGTGCATCCTTAAGGCTGATACCAAGGCGGTCAGCATTACGCTGCTCAGCTTCACCAGCTAAAGTGTTATTAATTGCACGAATATTTAAGCCAGCAGAAGTGACAGAGCTTTGCAGATTATTGACAAGCTTAGTCTTTTCAATCGAACTCATGTATTCGTTACTCATCAATGCGTCAACAACTGACTGCTGAGCAAGAGCACTTTGAGCCATAATCGAGTTCTGTACCTTCATGGCGCTACGACCAGCAGCACCTGAAGCACGAGCTGTTCCTTCTTCAAGTAGAGATCGTGTACGTTCCTGTCTTAGTTGCTCCGCAACCTTCATACGGCCGGCATCAGTAAGAGCTGCTAATTCACGCGAAGCTGTATCGAATTGGTCTGTAGCAACATCTAGTTCTGCTGCTACACGAGAACGATCGATATCAGCTGTGTCTTCAGCACGCTGCTCTTGTAAGTCCAGACGTGCCTTTTGTAGATCAGAACTCTCACGGAAATCAGCAAGATTATTGCGTAGTTCTTCTGCCTGGAAAGCAAGATCTTGATACTGCTCATTTAAAACACGAGCTGCATCTCGTTTAGCAACACCAGCAGAAATTTCATTGAAGTCTACTTGCTCTTCGTAGGCACGTTCAGTAGCATTAAATAGCTTGACTGCATCGTTATAGCCATCAACACGTTGCTGATTTTCCTGCTTCCAATTATCTATTCGTATTTGCTTTTGAAAATCTTGTTCGTTTTGATAATTAGCCTTAGCTATTTCAATAGCATCTAGTTGATAGCGATAACCACTAATCTGCTCTGCAAGCTTAAGGTCAGCTACTTGTTTGTTGTACTTTCGTTGGTCGTTAAGTTGTTGTCTATTTGCTGACGCTGCAGAGCTACTACTAACAGCTCCGAATATAGCACTGAATACAGCTGCGCCAGCACCGATGTGCGCTGGGGTTATTACCATTATGTCCTCCTATAGAATCGTGGTGAGTAAATACCTTCCCACCTCATTGATTGAAGAGATAATGGAAGCGGTTTGTCGCTTGTCAACTTAAGCGTAAAGTTCTCTGTGCGTTGATAAATAGGAATCTCTGCTACAAGACTGTCTTCAATCGTCACGTCGTTTGCCAGATAATAATCTGCTCTAATGTTGGTTGCTACTTCTGTGTAGTCACTAAGACCAGCAGAAGTGATTTGAAAGTTAAATGCGTTTGATTCACCTAACGAAAACTTCATCCGTGAAATAGTCAACGATGCTGTGTAGTCTGGATTTGTACCGTCAGGAGTGCGCTGGAAATAGAATGTAGGTAGCGTAATATCTAAATCAAACCTATAACCAATAATTACTTTTGCAGGTGTTGACGAAAAATCAATACTTTCAAAACTAAAGTAATTAGTTCCACTCTCAGTAGTTACTGTTGGAGTAAAGAAAAAGCCTTCCTTTGTCTCAGTACTACCTGCTTGGATTTCACCACCGATCATGACTACAGGCGTCAAACCTTCAGTTGTAAAATTAAAAGGAGAGGTACATTTATTAATACCATTGCTATATGTGATAGCAGATGGTGTCGTGTAGTAGTCGATATAAGGGTGAATAAACTTACCAGTTTTAGTAGTAATCAACTTGTCACTAGGTGAGTTGGTCAGGTTTGCAGACAATGCATAAATCTGTGAGTCTGACTTAAGTACACAAATAATTTCATCGTCAATAATCTCAGCAAACAACACACGTCCAGGCATTCTCCATTTAAACCAAGACTGCATGACGTTAGCTTGACCATCATTAAAGTTCTTAAAAAAGAAGATCTCTTTCCCATTGAACTCTGTGGAGTCAGACGTGTCATAGAAACCCACCATCGCATTCTGTGAACTAGTCACCATGCGACGTACTTGTGAAGGTATGTACGTATGTACAACCTTTCCAATTTCTAAGACACGAGGTTGACCTCTGTCTGCTGGTTGATAGGTGAACACACGTGTGTATGCAGCACTCTTACTAACAAACACTTTGAAGTCACCGGCATCTTGCGGTGCAATTACTGGATCTGTTTCGTAACTAGAAATACCAGTTGTCAACGAATCCTTAGGAGTCAGGTTACCGTTTTCTGAATACAGCAGATACTGTTGATCCTTAGAAAACAGAAGCACACCCATTGGACTAGCAAGAACACTTGTCAGCTTGACGGGTCTTGTACTAGATACATTGATGTCAACAGGGTCAGCATCAGATACTGCAGATGCAGTGATGTGATAGAAGTTAAAGAATTCACCAGCTTGGCTCATAATCACATTGTCTTCTGACAACATGCCAAGACGGTTGTTGTGAAAGAAGATATTGCTAATTTTTGAACCAACAAAGCTAGGGGGAGAGTTTGTCTGTAGGTCACCAACAAGACGACCAACATAACCAGACTGTGTGGGGTCAGCTATATCCTTAATAGTTTGAATAGTAAACGCATTAGCTGCTGTGTTCTTTAGCTCAATAGGCATCGTTGATGCATTCAACCCAGGAGACACAGAAGGGTCTCGGCATTCAACCCAGGAACCTGGGCCAACAGAATTAGCAGTACCCTTTACAGTCTCGAACTCAGCCCAATAGGCAAAGTTCTGTGCATTAACAGGTACAACTTTGACCTTACGACCTTGCAACGACTCGTTTGGTAAATCAGAGATGCTATCGACCTCGGTTACAAAAGCTTCTAAAGCTTGACCATCAATACCACCTTCTACCTTGATATCAATATCACCAGCGGCTTTATAAATAATAAGAGAAGAAGCTGTTTGGTACTTAGTAAACGAACCAGTAATAGCTGTATTTAGATCAGTAAGAATCTCTTCCGCATCTAAAGCATCAGTGTGTACCGTATTGTTGGTAGTATCATCACCATTCCTTGTTTGTATTGTATAAGGAGTACCATCAATAGTGATTTTATATTTAGCACTATAGTTGACAGCCTTAAGACGTACAGTCGCATACTGCTTCGCTGTATAGCTAGGTGCAGCTTGCTCAGTAACTGTAGTGTTTTTATTAACAATAAAGGTGGTATCTTGTACTGTAACTACTTCATAACTATCAGCAGGTTTTAGTGTGGTAGCTGATGTAAGGTTTAGATATGGATGGTGGTTTTGACCAGAAGTTGTTTCACTAGTGATAGTAACTGCTGTATAGCTACTACCTGTTTTTTTGATATTCCATACAGAGACACCATCATTAGCTGCTAATGGCTCCTTATGAATTGCACAGAGGTACTGCTCAGTAGAACTTCTATTGACAAAGAACCACTTAGCATCGTCGTATTTAGATACGTCTGCTGATCCAACCAGTTCACGTATAAACTTAAGACCAGGCCGTTTGGTCAAACCAAATGTAGGATCAGGATAAGCATTGATGGATTCAGCTAGTTGGCCTGGTTTTTTCTTTGTATCTTGCTGGGTAGAAACACCACCCAAGAAAGATGGAATGCTTTGTGTAACTGCTGCCATTATCGTTGCAATGCTCTAAATGGTTGATAAGGGGTGTAGTAGTTTTGTTTGCCGTTTTCGTATCCAAAGAAACTGTAATCACCAGTATTGCAGTCATTCTCTAGTAAACGAGAACGGGCTTCTATTTCACGTTCTTTCAGTAGTTGGTACTGATTAGGATCACCTACAATACGAGTAGAAGTAACAGCTGCAGCACGTGCAACAATGTAGTCTTTTATGTATTGAGGAAGGTTGTCGAATGCATACAGACGTGTGACGTTACACTTAATAAAGTCAACATCAAAAACATCTGTCTGTTCACACCTATCGTACAGAAAGTCATTTCGTACAACGGTGTCATATTGGTAGTATTCTTTTGTAGCGTCGATGTTGATGACATCAGGTGGTACAGCAATCTTTTTAGTTGCTGAATCAACTGAAAACTGAACGTCATATTCTTGATTAAAGGACCATCCCTCTGATTGCACTTCTCTCGAAACACTAAGGAGAGTTCTGTAGGCAAGCGAAACGTCCGGGTTTGTTTGATCTATAGAAGTAACAGACGCCTGTCCAACTGAATTAAGAATATCGTTAACAGCGTCTAACTCTTTAGTACTTGAAGGAAGTGACATATCTCAAAAATTAAAAAAAAGGGACCCAGAAGGATCCCTTGTGTATGAATAAAATCAGAATGCAGAAGGAGCAGAAGCACCCACATACAGCTCAACAGAAGCTGCAGGGTTCAGATAGTCTGCGCCACAGGCCAAGCGGCCGAGCATCACGTCGCCTTGGTAGACCACGGACACGTCGCCACTGGTGACTTGCACCTGAGGACCGATGGCTTCGACCATACCGGCTGCTTCCTTTTGGAAGATCAGACCGCAGGACTTAGCACCAACTTCAGAAGCAGTACCGTAATCGTTGTTGATACCAGTAGAAGCGCCAGAAGCGTCTTCCAGGGTTTCGCCAACGAAGGAACCAACATTAGTTGGAGAGGTTACGCCAGTAGTGCCGCCATAAGCGGTGCCGTAGTTGCCCAGGAACGGGATGTTCATGGACTTGTAGATCTTGATACCAGCGATCTCGATGATGCCTTGACCAGACTGCAGAGCAGCGCCTTGTGCATCACGGTTGATCAGGCCGTTGGAACCAACAGCTTGGATCAGTTCGTAGTACTGACGCGGGTTCAGTACAGCAACACGACCATCACTAGACACACCCTTTTCATCGAGTGCAGCTGCGGCGTCGTAGAAGGCTGCCACCAGTGCAGTGGAGGAATAAGCATCAGAATCATTTGTGGTAGCACCCACGCGGATCTGAGTACCACCAGGCTCAACGAAGCCAGTCTTGGTGATAGGAGATGCCTGACGTGCACCACGTGCAACAGCACGGAATGCAAGACGGTCATACTTTTCAGCCAGGGCATAGCCGATCTTGCGGGAGATCTCGCTACGCAGGTCGTAGTGGCTGAGAACTTCGTCAAGGTTGTAGACGAAGGCTGAACTAATGAGCAGATCATCAACGGTGATGGTCTTCTCGGCCACCGGAGGTGCACCATCGCTGTTACCCAGGATGCTGTTACCAGGCGTGTGGAACTCAGACTTTGTGCGTCCCGTGTAGATGAACTGCAAAGACTTGCCGTTCTTCAGGGTACGCTTCATGATCAGATCCCGAGCAATCGTGTTGTTCTGGAATCCTTTGAACATCTCACCGCTAAAAAGCTTGAGATAAAGAGCGCGGGCGTCACCCGTGCTGTTAGCCTGACCCGGCCGTGTAAGGCTCGTGGTCAGCGTAGAATTTTGTTGTGCCATTACTATGGATAATTAAATATAAACAGGACTAAGATCTTAGAAAATTTTTGTGGTCTATCCCACCGTCTAGACGGCTAAGGGTATCCTCGTAAGGGCCAAAGCCAATACCAGGGAGGTCCGACTCTGAGGTGCCTCCCAAGCTGTTACTCCTCTTCAGAAGTTTCTTCTACAGAACAAGGCTCTGTTGTTTCAACCTTGTCTTCTTTTTTCTCAGGCTCAGGACCATAGCTGGTAACATAAGCCTTGACTACATCAGATTGTTGTGACATTAGAAATTAAGATTAGATCTATCTAGTTTTGCAAGCACATCATTTCGATATGCTTCGTCACTCTCGTACCTAGGATCATTCATAGCGGAGACAAGCTCAGCTTGACTGCGGAATTGATTTCCAGAATCTGGACGTGGAGCTTTACCTTGAATCAACTGGCCTTCATATCCAACGGATTCAGCCCATCGTTGACCCATTGCACGAATAGCAAAATATGCACTTGCAGCATCTCCACTATCCATGACCCTATCAAACATCTCAATCTCATTAGGATCAGCATTATCTTTTGCCCAGTCAATCATGCTGTCGTACTGCTGTGCACCACCAACAACCTTTTGAAGATTATCGACTTGCTCATCAGTAAAATCAGATTCCGTGGTTTGACTACGCTGCTGTAAATACATCTCAGCCAACTGAGTCGTATCCATTTCTTTCAATGAATTGATAAGATCTTCTGATACGCCATCATCACTTTCGTACTCATTCCAAAGAGAATCAAAAATATTATTTTCAGATTCTTCAGCAGATTCTTCAGTAGATTCTTCTACTGGTTCAGTAGGTGTTTCTTCATTAGATCCTAGCTTCTGCTGCAGTTCGAGATAGGCTTTCTCAAGGGCTTCTGGTGAATTATATTTACCAGCCAACAAACCCTCCTGCTCTTGCTGCATCTGTTCGCCAACAGCAAGTGCCTCTTGTTCTTCTGCATTAAGTTCTGGGCTAGACTCTTCAGTATATGTAAGTGTTTCAGACATAAATTAGGTGGAATAATTATGGTTGTTGTGCAGTCATTTCTGCTTCAGCTGCTGACTGTTCGACTTGTGCAAACTTACCAGCTTGCTTAGTCATCTCCATGTCTTGTTGCTGCTGCATCTGTGATTGCATCTCTTGTTGCATCTGGTCTTGTGTCTTGACAAGATTCAGAACATCAATTCCTTGAGCAGCTGCTAAACGCTTAACTACTTCAAGTGGATTAATGTATTGACTAATAGCTTCTGGACCCATCGTGCCAGCGACAGTTTGTAAGAACTGAGTAAGGCTGTCACGATCTTGACCTCTACCAAGTGCGTTAATACCAGCAACAATAGTGATGTTCACAACATCCTTTGGAATCTTCGGTATCTTGCCTGTGCTTTGGAAGGTCTTGAGTTTTCTGTTGAGGTATGGAACTAGGAAGTCAACAGTCAGAAGTGAGAACAAGCCACCGAGTTGCTGTTCAAGCTCAAACTGTGTCATACGCACTTCTTCAGCAGTAGTACGTTCCGACTGTCGTACTGACAGAACAAGGAAAGCTTCAGACAATCGACGTTCTAATGTCTGGATCATCTGAAAGGCAGTAGCAAAGTCAGCTGTCTTGCCAACCTGTACCACACCAATGTCATCAGGTCTTCCTTGTACGATTGCACCGTTACCAGCAGCAGCCAATGTAGAAGGCTTTGTTGTACTAGAAGGAGACACAGTAAAGACAACCTTTGCAGCAGCGGCTGAGCCTTCGCAAATAGCCTGAGACAAAGCCTCAAGACTCTTCAGGTCACCTAAGAATTCTTCAACACGGCCGCGGCCATAGGCTTCTCCATCAACTGTGTTAAACCTCAGAGCAATCCAAGGGTTTGTATCCATAGGAGACGTACCTTTTGTACGTGGGATGATCTTTCCATCAATCTCTTGGTGCCAGTTGAATTTGTTGTCTACACGCTTAATGTGTGTATACACCTCAACATCTTCACCAACACCTACTGTAGAGTCACTAACACTTTCAGGTATAGTGGGTTTGTAACCAGGAAAGACTTCATCAAGGATGTCTTTATTGATCAGTTCCTTAGTGACAATCTCTACAACGTTACCACTACCATCCCGTTCACAAACATATCTGTTGAGAGGATAGAGCTTAAGACCATTCTTTGACATGAACAACAAAGCGTTGCCTGCTACAACCAAGTGTTTAATGGCTTGGTGTACAACAACACGGTCATCAGATGCAGCTACGGCATCAAGGATGACACGTTCAATCTTAGAAAAAGAAAGATCTAGTTCTGACTTTACTTCTGGAGCAAACTGACCAAGCATACTTTCGTCTACTTGCAGCTTGAAGAAACTTGTTTGTGGTGGTAGCAGTGCAAGCATAAGCTTGGCACTAAGAGTAACAACACCCTTAGCTCCTACGGATTGCCAGGGGGTAGGCAAATGACGCATACCTACTGTGCTTTGTTCCTCGCCCCGAATAAGATAAGGAAGAGTTAAATCTGCGGCTTGCTCTGCTACGTTTAAAAATTGTGAGCGTTCACCTGACAGCTCATCATATCTTTTCTTGGCGGTCATTAGATACTAATACCTCTAATTGAAAGGAGATTACTTACATTACGATTAAGTTGATTTGTACCTAAACCACTAAGACCAAGCTTGGATCGATTAGAACGACGACGCCTAATACCACCAGCAGATCCACCTGAAAGATAAGAACTAGTAGACTTTGCTCTACCTAGTGCCTCTTCAGGATCAGGCGTTTCAGGCATATTTACGTTGATAGTTGGTGCAGGTGTAGATTGCTGTGGTTGAGAAAGCTGTTTAGTCAAAAGATCATTTGTATTTTGACTTGCTTTAAGCAACGCTGCCCAATCAATTTCAGGTGTTGGTGGTGGGTCAAATTTAACCTTTTTGGGTTCTGTTGGTGTTGGTGTTGGTGGAGGAGTAAGGTCTCTAGGCGAGTCTGGTGGATCTACATGCGGTTCAGGAGTAAAGACTATTGGCTCTTGTTCCTTCACCTCACGGACT